GACCTCACTGCCCTCAACGGCTCCAAGGAGTTTGGCACCTGTGACTGCAAGGTAGCTCCTCTGACGCTGGATGAGCTCCGCAAGTATCACGGTATCATCCCCAAGCCCGAAAGCTGGGAGTGGTCCGTCACACCTTGGAGCACCCCCTGCGTGGATGGAGATGATACCTGGGTCATGGGCTTGAGCACTGACGGCAGTGTCTACAACAACCGCTGCACCCATACCCGCGGGTCCCGCCCCGCTTTCCTCATCCCCTCCAATTATGCCGTGGAGGATGACAGCAACCCTCTGGAACACTACACGCTCAACGCTCTGGTGGCAGAAATCGCCCGCAGAGTAAATAAGGAGTAAAGCCATGGACACAACCACCCGTGATGCTGCCGCCAGGCAGTACATAAGGAAAAGCCGCCAGCGCAGGAGAGCTCAAAAGCTCCTGCGGCTCCGCATCGCCGTTGCTCTCATCGCCCTCACCGTCATGTTTTTTGTGGGCTTTCTGATCGGCTGCGGAGCGGAGCGGGCAAAAGGTCCCCAGGCCAGCATCCCAAGTGCTGCCGTTACTGACACAGCGGCACGGGTGGATGTGGCCGCAACTGAGGAGCCCCTTTATTTTGATGAGGTCACTGACCCAGATTTCACCGGCTACCCGGAAATAAGCCACACACCTACACCAGCACCGACACCTGCGCCCCGCTACCGTGATGACATCGTAAGTGATGGGCGGCTCCTCAGCTATGAGCTCCAGGAGTTTATGCAAGACTGCTGTGAGGAGTATGGCGTGCCCTACGCTCTGGCCCTGGCCATTGCTGAGGTGGAAACCCACTTTGACCCGGACGCTGTGAGCAGCACTGGTGACTACGGCCTCATGCAGATCAATGAGTGCAACCATGAGTGGCTGCTGGACATGGGCCTTGATGTGATGACCCATGAGGGCAACATTGAGGCTGGCATCTATATCATCTCCGGCCACCTGGCCAACTACGGTGAGCCAGAGCTGGCGCTGATGGCCTACAACTGCGGGGCCTCCGGCGCAAGAAAACTGTGGGCGGCTGGCCAGTACCAGACCGACTACTCCCGCAAGGTCATGGCCGCCTTTGAATACTGGACAAGCGTATTGGAGGAGTGAGCCATGCCGTACTACTGGACCTGTCCCTATTGCGGGGCCAACCTTGACCCCGGCGAAAGATGCGACTGTAAAAATGAAACCAAGGAGGAAACCAACCATGATGGAAATGAAAATCAAAATTGAGGTGCCGGACCTGGCTGCTGCCATCTGCAAGCTGGCCGCTGCCATTACTCCCCCCGACATCAACACCCTCACCCCCGATGAGCCCAGAGGCATCCCTGCGGCTGCTCCCGTGGCCCCTGTGGCCGCTCCGGCACCTGCCGCACCCGTAAACCCTACCCCCGCACCTGTGGCTCCTGTGGCGGCTCCTGTTGCCCCTACTGCTCCTGTCCCTACTGAGCAGCCCGCCGCACCCGTTGCCCAGGCTCCCGCTGCTGTGCCTGTGACCGCACCCACCTACACCCTTGACCAGATCGCCCGTGCCGGTGCCTCTCTGGTTGACGCTGGCAAGATGGAGCAGTTGCTTGCTCTGTTGGCCCGCTATGGCGTGGCGGCTGTCACTCAGCTCCAGCCGGACCAGTTTGGCGTGTTCGCCACTGAACTGCGTGCCCTGGGCGCTCAGATTTAAGGAGGTGCACCCATGCCTCCCGAAAAACACGCATTGCTTTCTGCATCATCTGCATCCCGCTGGTTGACCTGCACGGCGGCCCCCCGTTTTGAGGAGGGGCTGCCGGAGAGCACCAGCACCTATGCTGAGGAGGGCCGCCTGGCTCACGCCATCGCAGAGCTCAAGGTCCTCAAAAAGTTTACCGTGATGACGGGCCGCACATACACCACCCGCCTCAATAAGCTCAAAAAGGATGCCCTCTATGACCAGGAGATGGACAAGACCACTGACCTCTACCTGGAGCATCTGACTGAGCAAGCCATGCTCTATGACAGCAGCCCCACTGTGGTGGCTGAGGTCAAGGTTGACTTTGGTGAGTATGTGCCGGAGGGCTTTGGCACCTGTGACTGCGTTATGATCGGCGGCGATACCCTCAGCATCACCGACTACAAGCACGGCAAGGGCGTGCCCGTTTCTGCGGTGGGCAACCCCCAGATGCGGCTTTATGCCCTGGGCGCTCTCAAGCGCTATGCTCCCGTGTTTGGTGACACCATCAAGCAGGTCCGCATGACCATTGACCAACCCCGCCTTGACAGCTACACCTCAGACCTCATCACCGTGGAGGAGCTGAGAGCTTGGGGTGAGAGCATCAAGCCCATTGCTCAAAAGGCCTTTTCTGGCCTGGGTGAGTTTGTCCCCGGTGAGCACTGCCGTTTCTGCCGTGGCAAAGCGCAGTGCAAAGCCCGTGCCAATGTCAACACGGCGCTGGAGGACTTCAAGGACTGCGTGCCCGCTGGCTCTGTAAAGCCCGGTGAGTTTGTCCCTCAGATACACTCTTATCTGACCCCCGGCGGTGTTGAGGTGCACCCGCTCCTCTCTGATGCTGAGATTGGTGACCTGCTCATCCGTGGCCAGCAGCTTGTCCAGTGGTACAAGGACCTGGAGGAATACGCCACCAAGGCCCTGCTGGATGGCAAGCCCATTGAGGGCTGGAAACTGGTGGCGGGCCGGAGCAACCGCACCTTTACGGACCAGGATGCAGCCATCAAGGCTGTTATTGCCGCCGGATATGATGAGGCGCTGGTTTATGATCGCAAGCCCAAGACCCTCTCTGAGCTGGAGAAACTGATGGGCAAAGCGGAGTTTGCTGAGAAAATTGGCAGCTATGTGGTCAAGCCTCTGGGCAAGCCCACTCTGGCCCTGGCCACGGACAAGCGTGAGGTCTACAATCCCGCCGCTGCTGACTTTGCAGGGGTGGTGGCAGAATGACCGGCACCGTGACCATCCGCTACCGCTCATTTAGGGCGGACATCTACCTCACAGCTCTGGAAACGCTCCCGCTCCGCAACCTCAAAAAGCTCTTTAAGCTGGCCGGGCAGGAGCGCCACACCAACGAGGAGGCCATTGAGGCCATCCGCCGCCACCTGGATGAAACCATCCCGGAGGCACAGGCCACCATGAGAGCCGCTGCTCTTGATTATGAGAACGGCTGGCGCAAGGTGGACAGACCCCGGAGCCGCCACCCCACTGTGGTGGAACAGCTCCGCAAAAACAAAGAGCTCACCGCTGCTTTCAAAAAGGCCCATGCCCGCTATGAGCGGCTGGTGAGCGTCCGCAAGGTGTTCAATGAAATCCTTGCACCCGATACGAAACACCCAATGAAATCAAATTGAAAAGGAGATCAAAGATTATGTATCAGAATGACCCCATGAAAGTGCTGACTGGTGAGTGCCGCCTGTCCTACGCCAATCTGACCACTCCCAGAGCTGCCCAGCAGGGCGCAGAGCCCAAGTATTCCGTCACCATCCTCATCCCCAAGAGCGATGCAGCCACCAAGGCTGACATTGACAGCGCCATCCAGGCTGCGGCCAATGACGCTCTGGCCAAGGTGTGGAATGGTGCCCGCCCTCCTGTTCTCAAGGTGCCCATCTATGACGGTGATGGCGTGCGCCCCTCTGGCGTGGCCTTTGGCGATGAGTGCAAGGGCCATTGGGTAATGACCGCATCCACCAAGAACAAGCCCCAGGTTGTTGGCATCGACAACATCAACTGTGAGCTGGCACCCTCTGACATTTACAGCGGCATGTATGGCCGTGTTACCATCCGTTTCTTTGGCTATTCCAACTCCGGCAACAAGGGCATTGGCTGCGGCCTGGGCAATGTGCTCAAGACCCGTGACGGTGAGCCTCTGGCTGGCCAGGCATCCGCTGCCTCTGACTTTGCGGGCATCGGCGCTGCTCCTGCTGTCAATCCTGCGGCCCCTGCTACTCCCGCATACGGTGCGGCCATGCCCGCCACTCCCGGCGCTTATGGTGTAGCTCCTGCGGCAGCTCCCGCCGCCGGTGCTCCTTGGAACACCAACAACGGCATCAACCCCATCACTGGACAGCCCATGTAAAGGAGGACCAAGGAGATGAAAACACGCTTTGACGGCAAGCTCTGGATTGGAGCTTTTGGCATCACTCTTGAGGTGCAGGAGATGGGCACTGACCACCTCCTCAACACTGTCAAGATGCTGGTGCAGAAACCCGCAAGGGTCCAGGCCATGCTTGTGGCCGATATTGAGAGCGGCACCTTTGCCTCTGATGTTTGGGTGCCCAGCAAGACGGACAGCCGCAAGCAGTCCCTCCACAATGTCACCAGCCTCTCTGGTGAGGAGCTGGTCCAGTATGTTGTGGGCACGCCTCTCTTTAATGCCATGATGGATGAGCTGGCCAACCGTGGAGTAAACACTCAGAACATCATGGAGCTCTACCTCAAGGATGCCTCTTTCAAGCAATAAGAAAGGATGACCACAATGCACCATCTCAGCATAGACCTTGAAACCTACTCCAGCGTGCCGATTGCAAAGGCCGGTGCCCAAAAGTACATATCAAGCCCGGACTTTGAAATCCTGCTTTTTGCATACAGTCTGGATGGTGCGCCTGTTGAAATCATCGACCTGGCACGGGGGGAACAACTCCCCCCGTGGTTGGTCCAGGCCATCACCAGCCCCGACTACATCAAGCACGCATACAATGCCCCCTTTGAGTGGGGCTGCCTCTCCAAATACCTTGGCTGGCTCCCGCCGGACCAGTGGCGCTGCACCATGTTCCACGGCCTCTATTGTGGCTACACAGCGGGCCTGGATGCCACAGGGCGGGCTCTGGGGCTTGGGGAGGATAAACGCAAGCTGAACACCGGCAAGGCGCTCATCCGTTATTTCTGCGTGCCCTGCAACCCCTCCAAGGCCAATGGCCAGCGCACCCGCAACTACCACTACCATGACACCGCCAAGTGGGAGCTGTTCAAAGACTACTGCCGCCAGGATGTTGTCACGGAGATGGAAATTGAGCGGAGGCTGTCCGCTTTTCCTGTGCCGGATTGGGTGCAGAAACAGTGGGAGGTTGACCTCATCATCAATGCCCGTGGCGTGGCCGTTGACATGGATTTTGTCAGCGGTGCCCTCCAGATGGGTGCCACGGTCAAGGCTGATCTGATGAAAGAGGCCACGGAGCTCTCCAAGCTGGACAACCCCAACAGTGTGGCCCAGCTTTCCCAATGGCTCCAGGAGGAGATTGGTGAGGAGCTGGCTGACCTCAGAAAAGACACCGTTGCCAGACTGCTCCAGCAAGACGGCAACAGCCCCCATGTCCAGCGTATGTTGGAAATCCGCCAAGAGCTGGGCAAGACATCAACCAAGAAATATGACGCTATTGAGGCCGCTGTGTGCCCGGATGGCCGTGTCCGTGGGCTGCTTCAATTCTATGGAGCCAACCGCACCGGCAGATGGGCTGGGCGGCTGGTGCAGGTCCAAAACCTGCCCCGCACCTACACAGAGCCCCTTGACCTTGCCCGTGATCTGGTGAGGGGCCGCAAACTGGATGCCCTGCGTGCTGTCTATGGCTCCGTGCCCGATACTCTCAGCCAGCTCATCCGCACGGCCTTTGTGGCCCCGGATGGTCATGTCCTTATTGATGCGGACTTTTCCGCCATTGAGGCCCGTGTCATCTCCTGGCTGGCCGGTGAGCAGTGGCGGCTTGAGGTTTTCCGCACCCACGGCAAAATCTATGAGGCCTCTGCCTCTCAGATGTTTGGCGTGCCCATTGAGCTCATCAAAAAGGGCAACCCAGAGTATGAGCTGCGCCAGCGTGGCAAGGTTGCAGAGCTGGCCCTGGGCTACCAGGGCGGCGTGGGAGCCATGAGGCAGATGGATGTGGGCCACCAGCTTGATGACCTCAGTGATGATGAGGTCAAAGACATTGTGACCCGCTGGAGAGAAACCAACAAGCGCATCCGTGATCTGTGGTATGCACTGGACAACGCCGCTGTGCAGGTCATCACACAGGGCGGCTCTGTTGGCATCAACGGCCTCATCATTGCCCGTGAATTTGACTATAACCAAGGCACCGACTGCATGACCATCACGCTGCCCTCTGGCCGCAAGCTCTACTATGTGAGCCCCGGCATTGGTGAAAACCAGTGGGGCAATCCCTCCATCTCCTACATGGGCATGGACCAGAAAACCAAGAGATGGAAACGCATTGAAACCTACGGCGGCAAGCTGGTGGAAAACTGCGTGCAAGCCATTGCCCGTGACTGTCTGGCCTACGCCATTGACAACCTGGAGGCCGCCGGGCTGCCGGTGATCTTCCATGTGCATGATGAGGTGGTCATTGATGTGGCCCCTTGGGCCGATGATGACACCATGCTCAAGACCGTCTGTGACATCATGCGACAACCCGCACCATGGGCCCAAGACCTACCCCTCAACGCTGAGGGCTGGGTGGGCCACTACTTCAAGAAAGACTAATTGATTGAGCCCCCCCCCGCTACCTTTGCGGTGGTGGGCTGAGGGGAGGCTTTTATGCAAATCCTTGTTGCCTGTGAAGAAAGCCAGGCCGTCACAATCGCACTGCGGAGGCTTGGCCATGAGGCATACAGTTGTGACATCATCCCGTGCTCTGGCGGGCATCCAGAGTGGCATATCCAGCAGGATGTGCTCCCGTTGCTCAACGGTTACTGCTTTTTCAAAACCTGTGACGGCTCCGCACATTATGTGCTTGGGCAGTGGGACATGCTCATTGCTTTCCCGCCCTGCACATATCTGACCGCCGCCAGCGCCGTGCGTGTGTTTAACAAGGACCACTCCGTAAAAGACCCGGAGAGATACCAAAAGGGAGTTGAGGCTGCGGCATTTTTTAGAGCATTTCTGGAGGCAGACTGCTCAAAGATCGCAATAGAGAACCCCGTGATGATGAAATGCTTTTGCTTGCCAAAATATGACCAGATCATTGAGCCTTTTATGTTTGGTGACCCTTGGCGCAAGCGCACATGCTTATGGCTGAAAAATCTGCCTCTGCTTGAGCCCACAGAGATTGTGGAGCCCCAAGGCCTTTGGGTGGGCAGCACTTGTGCCAACAGGGACCCGTCCATATACACCCGGTATATGCTCACCAGCATCCGGGACAGTAAACGCAGAGCAAAAACTTTTCCCGGCATAGCAGCCGCAATGGCTGACCAGTGGGCCGGACCGCTACCTACTTAATTGACCAATGAGCCCCCCCCCCGCCAGACAGCGGAGGTGGGGCGTGGGAGGGCTCCATGAAATACATTGCATCCTGTTCTTTTGGCAAGGACAGCCTGGCCATGATACTCACCATCATAAAACACGGCTTACCTCTTGATGAGGTGGTCTATTGTGAAGTCATGTTTGACGAAACAACCAGCGCCGAATACCCGGAGCACGCTGATTTTATCCACAATAAGGCCATCCCTATCCTTGAGCTCTGCTACGGCCTCAAGGTCCGTGTCCTCCGGGACACAAAGACCTACAAAGGACTGTGCACCAGCTTGAGGGTCAAAGGCAAGTATGTAGGGACCCCTCTGGGCTTTCCAATGCGTCTGGGTCCTTGGTGTAACAAACTGAAAATGCGCCCCATCCGCATCTACAACAAAGAGCAGACAGATGAGGTGCATGAGTATGTGGGCATAGCCATAGATGAGCCGGAGCGCCTTGCCAGATTAACCCCAAACAAATCATCTCCGCTGGCAGACTATGGCATCACTGAGGAGATGGCCGTGGAAATATGCAGAGAGAATTTTCTGCTATCCCCAATATACCAAACTCAAGCAAGAAATGGCTGCTGGTTTTGCCACAATGCCCGCATTGGTGAGCTGCGTGACCTCTGGAAAAACCACCCGGAACTGTGGGCGGAGCTCAGAGAAATCCAGGCTATCTCACGGGTAACTTTCAAACAGGACTACACCATTTTTGAGCTTGAGGAACGCTTTGAAAAGGAGGCCGCAAATGCAAGCAACAGGCATAGTGAGGCGGGTGGATGACCTTGGGCGCATCCTCATCCCCAAAGAAATCCGCCGCAAATTCAAAATCAAAGAGGGTGACGCTCTGGAGCTTTTCATTGATGAGAAAGATGGAGAAATCACTTTCAAGCTCTATGAAACCGCTTTTGACAGAGCCCAGCGCATAGCCAAAGAGGCTGGCAAGCCCTGCTATGAGTTGTATGGTTGCCAGATCACTCCCACCCAAGAGGGTCACATCAACTGCCCCGGTGACTGCTGTGGAGCCGTGCAACACTATGAGAGGACAATGACCAAATGAACAAGACCACTATTGATGCCATGACCTCCACCGGCAAGGATGATTGGGAAACACCTGGCTGGCTCTTTGACCAGCTCAATGCGGAGTTTCATTTCACCCTTGACCCCTGCTGTACTCACAAAACAGCAAAGTGCTCCAAGCACTACACCCCGGAGGAGAATGGCCTCATCCAAGATTGGGGGGGGAGATCGTCTTTTGCAATCCACCCTACTCCCGCAAAACCAACACCAACCCCGGCCAGATCGCCTGGGTGCAAAAATGTGCGGCAGAGGCCGAAAAGCCCGGCACCATCGTGGTGGCCTTGTTGCCAGCCAGAACGGACACGGAGCTTTTCCACCGCTACATATATGGAAAAGCGGAAATCCGTTTTCTCAAAGGCCGTGTGTCTTTTCTTGACCACGGCAAAGAAACCGGCAAGCCATTGTTTGGCTCAATGATATGTATATGGAGGTACACCCATGAAAATCATCTCTCCCAATGTTGAAATCCTCACCCCGCTGGATGGCCAGGCTGTCCTCCAGCACATTGAGCGCTGTGGCCGTGTGTGCTACAAGTCTGAGGATAAAATCACCGATACCAGCGCCGCCGCTTTTGTGGCCGGCATCATCAAGCGTGGCCATGAGGCCGTGCTGGAGCACTTCAACATCACCGTCAAGTTTATCTGTGACCGTGGTGTGTCCCATGAGATTGTCCGGCACCGTCTGGCCTCCTACTGCCAGGAAAGCACCCGCTACTGCAACTATGCCAAGGATGACTTTGGCAGTGAAATTGCGGTCATCAAGCCCTGCTTTTTGGATGAAAATTCTCCCGCATATTTCTATTGGGATGCGGCTTGTAGAAAGGCCGAGTGCTCCTATTTTGAAATGCTGGACTTTGGCTGCACCCCCCAGGAGGCCCGCTCTGTTCTGCCCAACAGCCTCAAGACTGAGATGGTGATGACCGCCAACCTCAGAGAATGGCGGCACTTTTTCAAGCTGAGAACTGCCCCCGCCGCCCATCCCCAGATGCGTGAGGTGGCCAAGCTCCTGCTCAAGCAGATGCGGGAGATGGTGCCCGGCGTGTTTGATGACTGCGGTGAGGTATGACATGAAAAAGCCCGATGAGCAGCTTGCTCCTGCAATGTTCCCGCAGGTCAATGTAAACCTGCGAAAGCCGGACAGCATGACAGAT